CAAGGCAGCATAAATCAAATAGGAAACGCAGCAGGCAGAGCCTTTGTACTGGAAACAGACGTAACCAATAATCAAGAAAGGATTAGACGGTTAAATAGGGCAGCACGTATAAGCTAAATTTTACACAGCTCAATTTCCACATTATTAATATGTGGAGTTACCAGTTTACAAGTTATCAATAGACTTTAATAATCCCGATGGTGCGGAGGTGTCAGCTATTGCATTAGTTGATATGCCAGCCATTGAACGGGATTTTTTTGCCTTTAACAAGGTGAAACAATACTTCATTAACGAAGAACAACGAATCATATCCGGCCCTTTAATGATTCCTGACAAACCCATCTACCGGGAGAATGAGGAATTCGGTTCTCATTATGTCATGTTCGATGCACCCACCATCAAGGCTATTGCTATCAAATACGCAAAGAAGAAGTACAGCGATCAGGTCAATGAGATGCACAGCAAGTTCGTTGACGGGGTTACGCTGTTTGAAACTTTCATCAGTGATGCTGCACGGGGCGTTCAGCCTATGAAGGGCTATGAAGATTTACCAAACGGAACATGGTTTGGCTCTATGTATGTCGAGAATGACAGCGTATGGCAGCAAGTTAAGGACGGCACATTCAGAGGGTTTAGCGTGGAGGGCGAGTTTAAGTACGAGCCGCCTGTAATGAGTGCTGAGATGCGCCTGAAGCAGTTAAGATCCATTTTAGGAGTGTAACAATTTTAAGTACAAATATTTCAACATTATATAATTGTATGGAAGCAGTAGAAACATTAAACAAGGTTAAGGAGTTTTTCAATTCGTTGATTGCCCCTGCACCAGTAGCCCCTGCGGTTGCTCCGCAAGCTACCCCGGTTGCGCCTGTTGCATTAGGAACTGATTACAAGTTAGCAGACGGCACTGCTGTCATGATTGACAAATTAGAGCCGGGCGGTGTGGTTATGGTTAACGATGCCCCTGCCCCTGCTGGTGAGCATATACTGGAGGATGGAACAAAGATTGAAGTTGTTGAGGGTGGTGTGATTGCTGAGGTATATCCTCCTGCTGCACCTGTTAACCCTGCTGATGCTCCTGTTCAACAGCCTATGGTTCAGGCTCCCGCCCCGGTTATTCCCTCTCCTTCACTTGCACAGTTTGAGGCAATGGTTCAAGAGTTTGCCGACTACAAAGAGAAAACAAAGGAAATGTTTTCAAAAGTGATTGAGGCAATGGATGACCTGGCAAAGCAGCCAACTGCAAACCCCGATCCGGTGGTTGCTCCATCAAAACAAAAGTTTACACAAACAGAAAATATAGCTGAGAAACTCTCAGACTTTTCTAAATCATTATTCAGTACCCAAAAAAAGTAAGATAACATGGCATTTTCTTTAGGTTCGATTGGAGCATATACACGGCAAAGCGTTGAACCACTGTTGACGGCTGCTGTATTTGGCGCAAAGACACAAGACCTTATCAGGCGTTCAGGCATTGTCCTCACAGGCGTTAAGTCTGCTGAGAGCATTCCACTGATGGAAACTGATGCGGCATTCTTAGCGGATGCCTGCGGATGGGATCCCTCAGGTACAACTTCATTCAGTCAGCGTACCGTAACGGTTGGCAAAATTAAACTGGAAGAAGCCCTTTGCCCTAAGACACTGGAAACATCATTCATTCAGGAGGCTATGCGTGCCGGTTCAACCTACGAAGGTTTTGATCCTGCTGCATGGGAAGCTGCATACCTCAATCGTAAGAATGAGAAAATTGCCAGCCAACTGGAAACAGCCCTGTGGCAAGGTGATACTGCCAGCACAAACATCAACCTGAATAAGTTTGATGGTCTGACGAAGTTGATTGATGCCGGAAGCCCGGTTGATGCCAACGTAAACGGTTTCACCGGTGCAGGCGTTATCGCTACCATCAGCGAATCAAACGTTATCAACGTTGTTAAATCAGTTCACAAAGCTATCCCGGCTGCTCTGAAAGGAATGACCGATGTGGTTGTGTTCTGTGGTTACGATGTGTATGACCTGTATGTACATGCCGGTATCGCTGCCAACCTTTTCCATTACGATTTCAACGATAACAGCAACTATGGCGGTCTGAGGGTTCCGGGTACTGGTATAAAGTTGGAAGCCGTACACGGTCTGGACGGCACGGGCGACCTGTATGCTCTGCGTCTTTCAAATGTGGCTATCGGTGTGGATGTTGCCGGTGAAGAAGAAAACTACAAGCTGTGGTATTCTCAGGACAACAACGAAGCACGTTTCAGGGCTGCATTCAAAATGGGTGTTAACGTAGCGTTCACTCAGGAGTGTGTGAAGTTTAAATCAGCAATTTAATTAACGGGGGCAATGCCCCCATTTAATAACTTTTTTCATGGCTTGTGCTATATCAAGTGGTTATACTATAGATTGTCGGGATCAAGCCGGTGGCAATAAGGAACTGTATATTATTGCCTTTAACGATGTCGAAGAAGTAACAGAGGCCAGTGGTTTGGTTACTGCGATTACTAAGGCAACCGGCAAGAGGTTTTACAAGTTTGAGATTCCACAGGAAACGGCAGAGGGTAAAGATACCCCGACTGGAAACACTGCCAACGGTTCACTTTTCTTCACACATGAGGTTACATTCCCAATTAACAAAAGGGATGCAACGACAAGAAACCAGGTTTTGGTTTTGGCTAAAAGCCGGGTGATTATCGTGATGAAGGAACTGACAGGGCGTTATACGATGTACGGAAAAGATACCGGCCTTTGGATGAATACAGCAGAAGGCACATCGGGTGTGGCTGCTGGAGATCGTAACGGTTACAATTTGACATTTACCGGAGTTCAGTTTGAGCCTGTATTACAGGTTGAAACGAGTGTTGGCGAAGATTTGGAAACAGCAGGCTAATGTTTGAATAGAGATACCCAATAGGGGCGGGGATGACCCCTGCCCTTTTTTTATGATACATATTTACCGAAATATTGACAATAGGGTTCTGTTTACTCTCAGTTCTGAAACAGGAACTTTGCAGACTGATTTTGATTTTACTTTTACCAATCAACTGACTAACGATGTTGTTGAATGGTCAGGTAGTAATCAAAGTACGGTATTAAGGTATGACGAGGTAACAATTCCGGGCAGTGTGTTTGACGGTTACGATGGTGGCTTGTGGATATTTTCGGTTGGTACTTGTCAGGGATATATGAACTTACACAATGAAGATTTTACCCCTACTGTTTACAGCGGTCAGGACAATACATACGTAACCTATGGAAGTTAAATACAATGTTGTTGAGTTGATTTTTGCACGGGCTGAACGTCCTAAGTTTACCGAAAAGGGTAAAGGTGGGATGGTCAACTTTGGCGAATACAACAACTACCCATCTTTCCTTAATGAGTTATACGATGAAAGCCCCAAACACGGGGCTATTATCAAAGGTAAAAGGACTTACATCTTTGGTAAGGGGTTGAGTGAGGCAGACAATTTAAGGCCTGCTAATAGCCTGGGGGAAACGTGGAACGATATTTTACGCAAATGTATTTTGGATGATGAAAAGTTTGGCGGTTATTACTTACAAATTGTTTGGAGTAAGACCGGGCAGATTGCGTCTGTTTACCATTTGAAATTTCATAAGGTAAGGACTAACCAAGATAACAGTTTGTTTTGGGTTAAAGACGAATGGGATGCTAACAAACAGTTCACCACTAAGGACAGGGCAAAGGAAAGGGAATACAAGGCTTTTGATGTAAGTGATAGGACAGGCACTCAGATATTCATGTATAAGCAGGATGGCGATCAGAATGACGTATATCCGCTGCCTTCTTATTATCAGGCTTTGAATTACATTGATTCGGACAGGTTACTGAGCCAGCATATTTTAGGCATGGCTAAGGATGGGTTTGTAGCGTCCAAGCTGATAAACTTTAACAACGGTGTGCCGAGCCTTGAAGAAAAGGAAAAGATTGAAAAGGCGATAGCAAAGAAGTTTACCGGCGCAGATGGCAAACGGTTCATGCTGTCCTTTAATAACAATACTGAGAGCGCGGTAAGTATTACAGACTTAGGCAGTACGATGCTGACTAAGGAGGATTTCACCAATATCAATAATTTAATTCAGCAGGAGATTTTTGCGGCTCATCAGATAACTTCGCCTATTCTTTTTGGCATTAAGACTGAGGGGCAGTTAGGCGGTAGGAATGAGATGCGTGATGCCTATGAGATTTTTAATAATACTTATGTAACGGCACGGCAGCAGGTTCACGAGGAAAACTTTAACGGTTTAATCATGCTCAGCGGTCAGGCAGCAGGTAGGAAGATCATGCCTGTTGAACCGTTGGGATTTGA